GGGTACAATATCGAGCAGCCAGTCTTTGAGCTGACCCACGCGGTTCTGTATAAACTCGGCTTCTTCCTCGGGAGATAGCTGATCCAATCTCCGGCCTCCCGCCACCGTCACCATGAATCGCGGCCGCTCATCGTGCCAGCGACGAACAGCCTTTCGCATTTTTTTAGCGCCGAGATTATTAACTGCAGACGCAAAAGTTATTTCATTAAGAAGAATTCTTCCTTCTGTTAGGCGCCGCTTAATTTTTATTTTGAATCTGCGCATAGAGTTGCTCTATATAAATAGTCGCGAGACTCCAAAAGAGAAGGGCGACAGGTCCCACCTACCTATCAAATCCACCCGACAAAGCGGGGTTATCTCATTAGCGCTTTAATTAGCTGATTTCAATCTTTCTTACCACAGATTCTTCCACAGTTGGATGCATCTTTGGAACAGTAAGAGTCAAAATTCCATTTTCATAGGCTGCCGTAACATTTGCTTGATCAAGATTATCACCAAGCTGGAACGAGCGAGCAAAAGCTGAACGCTTCACTTCCCGTCGAGCATACTGAGAATCTTCTACGCCAGAACGCTGATTACTATCCCCTCGGATGGTCAAAATACCATCTTTGATTTCGATGTCCACATTTTCTTTGGACAACCCTGGAATGGCTGCTTCAATCTCAATCTTATCATTCCAGGTAAGAACATTTACTTTGGGGTATCCTCCTTGAAGAAAGAAATCTTGTCCGACTTCTTTGTGGAAGGCTGGGAACATATCGCCCCAGAAAGAATTAATCAGCTCGTCAAATGGGCTGAAGAGTTCCCGCTTAGAAATTGTGCGCGCAGGAAAAGCGCCTCTACGGATTATACTTGTCATGTTGTTTTCTCCTTTATCTATGCTTAGTATAAAGCTGTAGACAGTCGCAAGGATCTGCCTACACTATAATTATAATCATTGAATATTATTTGTCAAACAAATTTTTGGGAGGTAACGGGCCACAGTCTACTTCTTCATAGCGCATCAACATTTGTAGTCTTGTGTTTTTATTTATGTCTTTCTCGCAACTGCAGTCAATTTCTTTTTTAAGAACCTCGCATATTCCCCATGACCTTAGACGCCTAATCCTTACCTTCTCACCCGCCTTAAGAGTCGTGCTTATCATACATACGTGCCGCTAGCGCAAGGGCCGCTGGACCACAAAAGAACAACAGGATGAAAAAGAACCCTACTAACGACCCCAAACAAGTCATTTAAAAGCCCCTACAGGCTGTCGCCCTTTTCCCAGCAATATCCCCATGCGTCTTCACACTTACCGGAGTGATCAACTCGAAGGATGCAATCGCTGCATTTCCTGCTAATTGTATCACAATTTCGCGAATGATGCCCGGGGCACTGTTTTAATAGTTTTGTAATAAAGGCCTTAATCTTTTTCATCACTCATTTCTTTAAGTCGTTGCTGCATATAGGGGAATACTGATTCCACATCGCACGCATAAGCTGTTGCCGAGGGAGTTTTAAACCACCTCTCGGTGTAGGAGTCTACTCCCGGATCTATGATCGTCTCGCCTCGTTGGGCAGCGAACCATCGTTTGGTATAGCGATCTACTTGTTTATTATTCATTCTTCTATTCTATCTGAAAAACTCTACTTTGTCAAGGGGTCTGTAATCTTTTTTAGGCTCCAGTGTACCATTTCAAATTCCCTCCCATCAAAAAATTTAACCTCCCATATTTGGGGAGGCCTCTTTTTGATTAGGGTGCCGGGCCCGAAACAAATGTGGTCGCCTCCTGGCGAGTGGAGTACTATGTTCCCACATTCCAACTCGGAGGTGCGATCGGTTTTCTTTCCAGACATCAAGGATACCTATTCAGGTAAATTTCCGAATACATCTTGTTCGCCGTCGTCCCACGTGAGAATGCTCGCATTGTCAGGATGGGGACGTATATGAATTTTGGCAAAATCAGCCATTGAATCAAAAATTGCTAACGCTCCGCGAGGAGCAGGAGTGAGCCAATGAATAATGGTTTGCCCGGTAGCGAGTACCACCCCTTCGATTACCACTCCCACTCCGGAGACACCCGTTTCATCATGTTGCCGAGCGATAGTAAATGTTCTAATACCCTCCGGCGCTTTAGTTGTGGGACGCTTGGGTTTTAGGTCTTCGGGCTCCGTGGATACTTCTTCGTGAGTACCATTTTCAGCCTCTGCGGCGTCCGTCTTTTTTTGTTTAGTTTTTGCCATAATTTAATGCCCTATCAAATAGCTCTGCAATTCGCGGAACGGTATCGTAAGTAGTCACCTTTTCTCGGTTAACCCACGCCCAATCGCTATGCTCTTCATCAATCTTTACTACACCAGTATACACCATTGAAAAATAAATTGCAACCTTTTTGTCTATAGAAAGTAACACCAAGCTAGCCGGGTCAACTTTAAGTTCTGTTTCTTCAAATGTTTCTCGCAAAGCAGCGGCGTGATGGGTTTCATTAGCTTCGATGAGACCGCCCGGAAGGCCCCACTTGTCCGGCATCCAGTTGCACGTGCCGACTCTCTTAAGTAAAAGTATTTCGTTCTTTTCATTTAATACAACAATGGATGCGCCGAAAGGCTCCAACCTATTCTTGCTCCGCCAAAGATTTATTGCGGTCATAAGCGTCGTTTACAGTATCAAAAAGCTTTTTCATATAACCGCTTCTACGCAATACTTTAAATGCGAGATTCTCGGTAGAAGATATACCAGCGCGCTCAAGGCCGCTTTGCCGCATGCGCTTAATCTTTTTCTTTAGTTGGTTGCCTAGCTCTATGGCTTTCTCGTATCTCTGACTATCATACAAGTTTGCCACTTTATCTATTTCTCTCACCAGGTGTCTAGATTTTTTATGAACCCCGGCTTTGTTTATCACTTGTTCTTCGCGCATTGGCTTGGCTAGCCACTCGTTGTGCAACAACGAATATATTCCTGTTGACTCATGCTTTTCATCGTCGTCCTGTATATACAGTTCCACTTCAAATCCCTTTACGGTGATATCATGTCTTCGGTTCCAGTTCGACCGGACGGCGTCAAAATACTTTTTTACAAACCCTTCGTCATCGCTGATAGCTTTAAAGTCAACAATTATGTGTACATCGAGATCAGAATATTTGGACCAATTGTAGTGGGCCAACGAGCCTGTAAGAATTATATCCATAATCTCTAGCCCGGGAATATCCAGTTTTTCGATAAATTCTTCCGCTATCTGTCGAAGTCTTTGGGAAACTGCAGGGCGCATTACCCCGTCGTCCCAGACGGACGAATTTAAAGTAGACTGCATCTCAAAAGAAGTCAGAAGAGGAGCCTGAGACCTGATTTTAATTTTCATTCTTCGGATCCGCCGAAACCGGGAGGAGCAGATTTAGATCTTTTGTAGGAGGGTTTTTTAGTATAGGGAGCACTATTTGCCTGTCCCCCTTTTCCTATCAATCGCTTCTTTTTGCGTGTGTGACCCTTAACATAGGCCGGCAAAGTCCCCGGATATTCGTCAGACTCCTCACGCAATTCAGTGGCCTTTTCGGATGTATGGCGACGAACAGTAAGGCCACGCATTCTATTAACCACATTAACTATCTCTTGGGTTAGCCTTTCCCGTTCTATGCCGCTAGGGAGACGTATCCTTAATTTCATTGTAGAAAGAAAATAGTCTCCTAAGTTCTTTTGTATACCGCCGTCGGAGGCCTCAACGGGAGTAACCGTTAATATATCTTCAATAGCACGTATATCATTTTTAATTTCATCTCGGTTGCCTCCACGCTCGTTAGAAATGGCTAACAAGAGAAACGCATTATACGTTTCTTGATCGTAGTTGGGGTCATCTTTTTTCTCAGTTAAAAAAGTACGCCACTCTGTAAAAAGATTTTTCATTAAACGCCCCCCTCTCCAATAAATAGTTTTGAGTATTCGATAAAGGCCCTTGTTTCTTCATAACTTGTCACCTGAAACCAATGAGAGTTGGGATCTTCCTCCAGAGCCATCGCCAATGGATAGTCATTGCCGCCGGGAATATTTTTATCTCCTAAGAATACCATAGATATTTCTTCTTTGTAGTAATCTTTCAAGTACTGAACCACTTGGGATTTGTCTCTCCCTAGAGGGTATATGTCCACGCTGGTGGCTCCCCCAATCGACGCGTCAAGCTCGGGATAATTCTCAGTTATATAGACAACCACATCTTCTCTCTCGCGAACATCCTCATCCCACTTAGTATATGCTTCTCGTTGTGACAGGGTGGCATTTCTCCCCACCACACTAAAATTTATCATCCCGGGGCGTTGCTCAATGTGGTTTCCGGTTTTAATATGATATTGTGCTTCGCTTAAATATATTTCCAAATCTTCAAGAAGTTGGGCCGGAGCTGTAAATTTATTTTCATATACGAGCTTATCTTTCCTATAAAGCTCATTCGCGGTGCAACAGAAGATGCCGGCCAATCTATCCAGAAAGGCCCCAAATAGCTGCTGCTTAATTTTTTTGATATCGCTGCCGCTCACAAGATAGATTTCCTTTGAATCCCTTTCGGCCCAGTCTAGAAAAACGCTAGCAAACTCCTCATCTATCTCTTGTCGAGAAGGGGTGAGGGTACCGTCAACATCGAAGAGATATACGGTTTTCACTTAGGCCTCTCCCCACGGTTTTATTTTACGCAAAAGAGCATCGTCCAGCTCTTGCTGGAGTATTTGGTACACCTCCTCTTCATGTCGCGCAGACTCCTCCATGAGGCCTTTCAGGGCGTCGTATTCCTCTGAAATGTTTTCGAGGGTGCCAAGGCGGCGCTCCAGTTCTTCTACTCTCTCAAAGAGAGTTTTGAATGAACGTGCCTTTGCTAGCGTCTTCCGGACTAAAGAGAACATCTATTAACTCCTGTCTAGTAATTATACCTGACTTTCGATTATAGATTAATTCTAATAAACGTTTTTGTGCATCGAGCGCCAAGGGGAAGGGGTTTTTAATATAATTGTTCTGTGTGATCTCAAACATATCTAAAGATTTCATGAGTTCCTCTTTTCGTAAAATTAATTTCCGGAATCGTCGTCGTCGCCATCGCCGTAGTCAATAACATATCCTATCTCGACTAATGAGCCTTCCGGAGGTATCACATCAAATTCTACACTATTTGTGGCAGAATTGTAAGTCCAATCTTCAAATTCTACAAAATTTACAAAAACTATAATGGTATCTTCCATGGGAGTGTAGGTAAGTTCCCATTCTTCATGAGGCTCTACCTGGGCCGTCGCGGCTTGGACACCGGGCGACCAATCCTCTGAGCAGATATCTACCACTACTCCTCCAAAATAGTTTGTTGCTTCTATATATCCATCGCCTACGTTTATGGCGTGCGGAGGATTCGGGCACACGGACTCATCGGCCGGAACATTAACAATGCTTGCCATGAAAACAGAACTTCTTTGGACTTGGTACCAATTTATGAACTGTTGTGGAGAGCTAACGTATTGGTTGCTTTGTTCCTCTTCATCACTGACAAAAACCACAAGGAGGCCAGCGTCGGGACGCAGCCACGTCGAGTTGTAAGAGTTGTGGTCGAGATAGCCTATAAGAGAATCAAAGCCAGCCTCGTGTCCGTAGATAGATAAATTGTTATAAGCATCCCACGCATCCTGCACCGTATCTCCAGGGACCAGAGGAAACTCTGATACATTTATGGAAGCTGTGCGAGAGGTGGTTGCTATTCCAAGCCTCCACCCTCCCGGCGGCAGGGCGTTCATCATGGACTCGATACCTAGTATGACATCGTTGGTAAAAGAATTCATGGAGCCAGACCGATCTATTAACCAAATGATATCGATTCCGTCCATGGTGAACGGCTGCTCAAACGAATCAATCCAAACATCCCCCCCTTCACTCGGTACCAGCACCTCCACTGGTACTTCGACCGGGACTTCAACGATGACTTCGACTTCAATAATTTGGGGAGGGCTCTGATCGTATATTGTGTAGTCGCCACCGTCACACCCAATCAGCATTAATAATACCAGGATGAAAGGGAAGCGTCTCATGGTCAGTCCCTCGGTCCTCCCCTTCGGGGAGCGGGGGCGCCCGGAAAAGAATTAAACGCCGTTAAGGGAGGAGCCGTGACGACACGAATTTTAAGTGTTTCTTCGTCGATATCCCATGCCGGGGCTACCCACACTATGCTATCCAAAGGAATGGGAACTCCTATGTTTCCCACGTCGATTGCTGATACAACGCCCAGAAATCTCCCTTCTCGATCAAAAACCCCCGACCCAGATGCTCCAAACCACCCGAACATATTGATCACTATCATATTGCGCTCTAAGCTGGCGACGTGACCGCGGATGGTGATTAACTCGTGGCGACCCGGAAAACCGGTGTAGCTCACGTACGCGCCCAAAAGGTTTTTATCATTCTTCTTGGGGCGGTAAGGAATGGCGACCCTGCTTTTTAATTCGGGAGCCTGAAGAACCGCTATGTCGGCTTCGTCATCCTTATATATGACGCGCGCTGCAGATTGGGTACCGTCCGCTTCGCGAAGAAACATAACAGTGTAGCCCTCCACCACATGAGCAGCAGTGACCACCACAAGGCGTCCGTGCATCTTCATGTAGGTGCCAGATCCGTGTCCTTCGGAGAAAGGGCGTACGACACGCACGGCGCTAGAGCGGCTCTTTTTTTCTGCAAGGGTTAGATTGGAGACCTCCATGGTCTCCAACGCAGAATCAACTATGTGCGTGGGGCCCGAAGAAAATCCGGATTCTTTATCTAATTGGGTAGAGGTGGGTGAGGAAACGGTGCACGATAACGCGAGTATCGTGAATATAAAAACTATGTTCCGCGTCCAATTGGGCACTTTTCGCGCCTCCCCTTTATTTTAGCTCACTTTCTAGTCACCATTAGCTTCAACGGGATATAACGACAGCTATCAACCTCCGAGCCCTTTCATACTTAAGTGGGTTCGCATATGCAGCTGCACACACGGTCCCTACTAGTAACTATGAGGCTAACTGTCTTTAACGGATTTTAACTATAAATATTTTAAAAAAGTGGTCTAAGCGGTAATGTCGGGGATCCGCTTGTAATCATCTTCTAGGCGAATTATATCATCCAGTTGGGGGGTGCTCACTTCTATCAACTCTACGTCTACACCCTCGGGGGCGCAAAAGCGATGAATTAGGCCCGGGGCTATATGAAACGCTTCTCCCACTAAAAGAGTTATACTTGTGATGGTTTGATCATCCCCTATGGGGCCGACTTCCAGAGTAAGGGGTCCGCTCAACACGGTGATTGTTTCATCTTTTTCTTCATGATACTGGCGCGACAGTCTGTGTCCTCCGGCGATAAATAAAAACTTACCTACGTATTTGTCCGTCTGGGCAAATATTCTTTCATAACCCCATGGCTTTTCAATATAAGGAATGTCCTCGTCTACTCGCAACAACGCTGCCAATTTAATTTCAGTTTCTTCTATCATCCTGTTAAGATTTCCTTACCGAGCCCTTTATAAATTTTTTCTACTACCGCTTCTGGCTTTCCCACCACGGTCACCGTCGACACATTGTTGCCGCTACCAAAAAGTATGCGCGAGAACTCCTGACGCGCATCCAAATTGCCGGGCAAATATCCCTTAGAGAGATTATTTTTCATTGTCTCATCGGGTTTTATTTGCAAAATAGAATCAGGGTTGATCCAAATTTCATCTAGCTGAAAATGGGCTATAGCTTTTCTCTCCATGGCATTAAACTCTCGGGTATTTTTAACTTCAACAAGCTTAATCATCTTTTTCTCCTTCGTCGCCCAAAGGCTTGGTTTCGGAGAAATCCTCTTCCGAGAAGAGGTCTTCTCGATCCCTAAGTGCGTATTCCTGATAGCCGGATAATATATCGCCCACTTCGCCTGAACGCCTGTCTACTTTTTCTAAAAGTTGGCGCGTCTCAGAAATGTTTTTCTGAATTTTTAGTAGATTTGGTTGGGTACCTTGAAGTTCCTGGAGGACGTTGTTGTAATTATTCACCACTCCTTGGATGGTTTCTTTCAAGCTCCCCAACAGTAACGTCGCTTCTGAATAAATTTCTTCGACGTCGGCCGTATAACTGAGTTTTACTCTCATTCATTTCCCTTTTCTCTATTATAATCTTTTTTGAGAAAGTTTAAAGCTAAAAAACAACTTGCCATATGCCGGTGGCTGTAAGTCCTACTAAAATGGTGACAACTAACCAAAGAAATTTGGTGTTGCTTCCTTTCCAAGCTTCGAGAGAGATTAGACGCATATCTAGTTCTTTTAAGCGAGCGTACAGACCCTTGTCGGGATTGTAAACCGCTTCCTTGATTTGACTCACGTTCTCTGCCAACTCTTCTTGCTTTTCCAAAAGAATTTGAATTTTGTTGGTGAGTTCGTTTATTGCAATTGCTATTTGTCCTGCGACTTCGGGCTCGGGCATTCCTGGGGTACTCCATGATACTGAGAATTCTTCTTTAACTAGTATTAAATTTCTATAATTCCATGAGAAGTGGTGATTAAAGTGCCGGCCGCAGAGGCAGCATTTTGGAGCGCGCTCTTGGTCACCTTGAGGGGATCAATAATTCCAGCTGCATACATATCTACCATCTCCCCACTTCTGAAATCATATCCATCGTGAAGGTCGGCGCGTTCAACCCTATTTTGTACTATATCGGCAGATTCTCCCGCATTGGTTGTCATCTGTCGCAAGGGCGCTCCCGCAGCTTTTTTCACTATTTCGGCCCCCAGGGCCTCGTTATCTTCTAAATTGTCTACGACGAGGCCCTCTAGTGCCCGAACAAGCGCAACTCCGCCTCCCGGCACTATTCCCCCCTCTTGGGCGGCCTTAACAGCCTCCAGGGCGTCCTCTACACGATGTTTCTTTTCGGTCATTTCCACCTCGGTTGCGCCGCCTACTCGAATGACGGCGATCCCGCTGGCCAGCCGGCTAATTCTTCGTTGAATCACTTCACACTCACTTATACTCTCGGTGTTAGAAACCTGTTGTTTAAGGAACTCAATCCGTTTATCGATTGCTTCAAAATCTCCTTTGCCGCCCACGATAGTAGTAAGAACATTTGTTATGTCAATCGACTTACATTGTCCAAAGTCTACCAATGTAGCTTCTCTGAGAGGGGTGACTGATTCTCTTGATATAAATGCAGCACCAGTAGAAACAGCCAGATCTTCTAAAATACTCTTTCTGGCTTCTCCATAAAAGGGAGCTTTCACGGCTGCAATCTTCATCGTCCCTCGCACCGTGTTCATAATTAGGGCTGCTAACGCTTGCCCTTCTATCTCTTCGGCAATAATTACCAATGGGCGCCCATCCCGTGCTACGATTTCCAGAATGGGAAGAATCTGCTCCACTGAATCAATCCTGGCGTCAGTTACTAACAGCAATGGTGCTTCATACTTGACAGCGCCGCGGCGTTCGTCGGTGACAAATGCCCCGGCCGCGTAGCCAGACGGCATCCGGAATCCCTCTAACATATCTAGTGAGGTTTCTAAAGAGCGAGCCTCCTCAATGGTTATTGCTCCATCGGCGCCGGCTTTATCAATAGCGGTCGCTATGAGCTTTCCTATAACTGGATCGTTGTTGGCCGAAATGGTGGCAATACTTTCAATGTCGTCAAGACTCGTAACCGGCTGAGCAATCTTATCTAAGTTTTCTACAATCTGTTCTACGGTCTTGTCGATCCCGCGTTTTAGTTCGATTGGGGAAATTCCCGCTGATAAATATTTTTGTGCTTGCACAAATATTTCTCGCGCTAAAACCGTTGCGGTGCTCGTGCCGTCGCCGGCATCTATATTTGTCTGGGAAGCGGCCTGCTTAAGAATTTGTGCGGCCGCATTTTCGAATTCATCTTCTAGATGCACAAAGGTTGCTACCGTCACCCCATCTTTGGTAACGAAGGGTTCTTTACCCTTTTCTTGTAATATTACATTTCTACCTTTTGGGCCCAACGTTGTTGCAACGTTGTCTGCTAGCTTGTTTACGCCGTTTAAAAGTTTATCAATGAGAACGCGTCGATTCTCAAATTTGCATGTTGGCATTCATACCTCTCTTTCACTATACACATTATAACACAAAATTGTCTAATGTCAAATTATTCTGGGGGTTTTTCTTCTGAATCGGGTTCAGCTAACTGAGTGCGCAAAGAACTCTGAATGGTTTCCGTGTTTTCTATGGCTCGCTCGCCAGAACTAATTGCACGCGCTCTTTTGTCGAACGTAAAGTATTTGTTGATGTTCTCGGACAAATCCTTGGTGGCATCGAACAACTCAAACAGCTCCTCGTTTAACTTGTCCATGTGTAGCGCGGCCACTTCCCGTATTTTGTCAGAAGAATAAGGTAGAGTTCCTAAATTCTGATACTCTACAAAATCAAATGACTCTAACTGTGCCGGAGAAATCGACCACTGCGTGTGCCCTCTGCTCTCCAAAATAAGACTCCACTCTTCCCTGATTGTTTCATATAATTCTTCTCTCGCCGCCTCAGTGGCGGCCGGGTCGATATCGTCGCCGGCAGCGTTAGCTGCTTCCTCTTCGGCCTGCTGTGCTAAAAGGCGCGCCTTCTTGTTACGCACTGCCTCAGAATATCCATCGGTCATTTGCAATAACTCGTAGCGTTCTGGCCAAGAGGAAGTTCCTTTGAGTATTTCAATCGATTCTTGTGGGCTTTTGCCCATGCTACTTAAAGTAACAAGAGACGCTCCAACCTTCTTACCCTTTCCTCGCGAATCCAGGTATAGGGCGTCTATAAAGTTTTCTTGAGTAAATCTAAATTGCTCTATTTCTATTGCTTCCCCGTCTTTACGTGCTACAATATAAACCATTTCCCCGAACTCATCCAAACCATCCACCAAATTGGTATAACTTCCTTCAATGTTGGTCTTTTGACCGAGGAGCTTGAGACTAATGGGGCGCGCCTTATCCTCGTACCCCGAGAAAGCAATTAAATCCTGAATAGGGAGATTACCTTTGGCAGATATTTCTGCCTCTTGTTCGCCCTGAAGAAGCGCTGCCAAAAATCCCTCAAACACGTATCCTGCACTAGAGGGGCTAAAACTTTTTACGACGGCACTCAGTGATTCTAGAATGATTAGGGAAGAAATAATGCGACGCGGAGATGTGATCTTGCTGTCGGGTGACGCAATGCGCTGGAGGTATTTTAATTTTCCTTCAATCGACCGGCCACCACCAATTACAGCGAACAAGCGGCTGATCTGCTGCCGGTCCACGGAGTCGGGATCACCCCAAGCCTCATTTGGACTAAACTTGGGAAGCACAAGCAAGAACTGTTCTGCGCGGGCGGCTGCGGACTGCGCCTCCTCTAACGTAGAGGCTTGCATTATCTCCCCTATAAGACCCGCAAGCTGATCAAACCCTAGAAGGTCTTTCTTTTTAAAGTGGTCCTCGACCAATAAATCAAAATCTGATGACATGTTAAAGCTCCTACTATAATTAGACAATTATATCCGCAATACCCATTTCTACTGCTTCTTCTGCACTAAAGAAAACGTCCGTGTTCTTGGAAACAATCTCCTGTAGCTCCTCTAATGTCAGATTGCTCTCCTGGGCAATTGCTTCAAACATATTGTGTTCCATAACTTTGGCTTCCTCGTAGGATTGACCAATGTCGACGACGCTCCCCTGCTCCGCGCCTAGTACATGATGTAGCATAATGCGACAGTACTTTCCTATACGTCTTTTGCCTTTCGTTCCGGCTGCCAATAATAGAACGCCGGCCGACATTACCTTTCCGACCCCTAGGGTATGAATGGGGCACTCTTCTCTAACCATTCGCATTACGTCGTAGGCTGAGAACATATCCGCCACGTTACCTCCCCCCGTTGAAATAATAAACTCGACAGGGAGAGCAACACAGTTCCCCTCGGAGTCGGGCGGCGATTGTCGGTCATGATAATAGCCCAACAGAGAGCCTATAAATTCACTAACACTCTCGTCAGCTATTTCACCATAGATCCCTACAATTCTGGGGGGAGCCTCTGGCGCTTCTTCAAAAACTATGTCTGAGTTCTGTTCGGAATTTTCTTCCTCTTGCATTAATGTGCCTTTCTGCGGTAGTTGGACCCAAGCTTTATGGGCTTCGGGCTTCCGCTTCTGTTATATTCTACCAGATCGTAAGGGAAATTTCTAGCCCATTCTATCCATTTTTCGGGAGAGTCAAACTCGCGGGCTCCCAACATCATAAAACTTTCCTTATGTTTGTCAAAGCCGTCGCCGTAAATGTCCCACTCGATAGTCATTTCTTTAAGGAGTCGGTTAAAAGACCTTTTTCCCGGAATGTCATTTATCTGGATATAGTACTTATGTTGTTCGCTTTCGCTCAAGCGCGCGTCCACTTTCCACGCGTGTGCCTTCATTCTTTGTCTCCTCGATGTATGCCATGCATCTCGTCAAGCTGACGCATCGCCTCTCTCCAATTAGTAAACTTAGTAACAAAAGAGAAGACGCGAGGTGAATTAATTAAAATATTTTGGATAATAGATTCTTTCCAGCCGTCGGTAATTTTATCATCTACTTCCATAAACTGGCGAATTTTTTTCTCATCGTAGCCGGAGTCGCGCAGGTGCTTACGTTTGATTTCCTTAAGGAAAACAACATCTTCGTGGATTTTAGAACAAATTAATAAGCATCTGTAAATTGTCTTTTCTACAATACGTGCAGCATGAGATACTTCGAAAAACTGTGTAAAAAATCTGCACGAGAAAACGCCCAAAAAATACACGCATACTAAAATTGCCAGCTGAATGGTTGTAGGTTCCATGTTAATCCCCAAAGCAACAAAGGCTGTGAGTTACCCCACAGCCTTTATTATAACAACCACCGCTTGGTTTGTCAACCAAACTTTTACTTTTTATTTAGAGCCTCTTTTACAATTCTTTTAGCAACACGCTTCGTAATAAGATTTACCATTTCTTGAAGTTCTAGCTCGTCTTCTACTTCGACGTCGGCTAGTTCCACTTCTTCTTCTTCTTCGGGGGCGAGTTCAACCTCTTCCCCCTCTTCCTGCTCGACCTCAACTTCATCACCCAAAACATCTTCTAGGGCGGTCTCTAGGGCGGCAAGGAAGTCGTCCACACTCACACTACGATCGGGACCTAGTTCATCTTCAACAGGGAACTCTTCCTCGGCAGCCTCAAGCTCGTCGTCGGCAGCCTCTTCGTCCTCCCCGCGCTCTTCATCGCCAAGGGCATAATCTTCCAGTGCTTCTGGGTCCGCTTCAGCCTCTTCTAGTCGGGAGTTTTGGTCTTCGCGGCCATAGCCGGCAGCGCCCTCTTTGCGGCCGCGGCCGTGCGACTCTTCAAGATCTTCGTCTTCGTAGTCTTTATAATGGCCTTTAACATCGCCGGCCTTTTTCTTGACGCCGGCGACGGTCTTGCGCTTATATTCGTCCTTGCCCTCACCCCAGTCGGGATCTTTCTTTTCGACTAGGCCTTCCACAAACCCGTCTGCCAAAGGGGCCAGTTCGGCCAATTTCATAAACTTGCGAATTTGGCTTTCACTAAGCAGTGTGTTGTCTCTTTTACTCATTTTAAATCTCCCAAAAACAAAGAGTATTGCTACAATTAATTAGTAACCTGCGGAACTAACGACAGATTTTATTTTAGCCAAGGTCTGATCTACGATCTGTTTGACTCTTACGATGCTGATGTCGTGGCGTAGCGCTATTTCTTTTAAAGTCATCGCCCCATGTTTATCTACTGCCACCAAAGTGCAGTTATTATCTTCTGGGAAATCTATCCACATGCGACACTCCTTTTCTGAACAGCACCTCTCTTTTAATATACAACGTCTAGAACATTCTCTCATAACTCAGGCATCTCCTCTTCTATTAAATCAAATATATTTTCTACGTCTTCTTGTGTGATGCCCAAATTTTTCATTAGGTTGGCACCACTCTCTCTCAATCTTATTGACTTCTTTATATTAGCCTTTGATTGCAACTTTGTATCTGCCCTATATAGATCCATAAATTCCATAAACTTATGATTTTTTTCTAAATAGGAAATCATGCATGCTCGAAAAAACTCGCTTAAGGTGTTAAACCCGTCGTAGTGCAGCCGCACTCTGAAGTCCTCGTGCATCCTTGGGTCCGCGAAAAAAGTTACTTTAGTTAAATCTGTCATCTTTTTAAAATATGAGTCGAGCTTTCAACCTGACCCGATGCAGTTTGAACTATAAAACGAACCTTCTGTTGCAGTTCTTTTATGCTGCGCGCGCCAGAGTAGGAAAGCCCACTCTTTATTCCCCTCTCCAGGTTTTTAAGTGCAGTGTGTACGGGGCCCCGATATGGGACTACCGTAGATATTCCCTCCAAGGACGCAGTTTTACCACGCCATGCCATTTGAGCATCCTTACTCGCCATACCACGATAAGTTTTAAATTTACCTTCGGAGGTTTTTATAACCTCTCCGGGACACTCGTCGGTGCCCGCTAGCAACGAACCAATCATCACCATGTTGGCACCGCACGCCAAAGCCTTAATAATATCGCCAGAGTTTTTAATGCCGCCGTCTGCTATAATGGCCACATCACTGAACTTACCCTGTGACTTGCCCATTTTGGCTGCCACAACAGATTCTAAGGTCGGAACACCATGTCCCGTCTGAGTTCGGGTGGAACAAATACTTCCTCCGCCGATCCCCACTCGCACGCTGTTAGCTCCCCACGTCGCCAAATCAACAAACCCTTCTAGGGTGGCTACATTTCCCGCCATTAGGTGAATGTCTGGGCCTACTTCTCGGCGTAAGATGCGCAGCGCATCTCTCATCAACGAATGGTGCCCGTGCGCTATGTCCAAACAGAGAATTTTCGCTCCTGATTTCACCAACTCCTGGGCTCTTTCGAAGTAGTCCCCCGTCACTCCAACGGCGGCAGCGCAGCGGTCCCCATTCATATTGAGAGATGTACGCACCATGGTCGCCTGGGCCTCGATTGTATTATAGCGGTGTATGATAGCTAAACCTCCGGCCTTGTTCATAGCTTTGGCCATTTCTGTTTCGGTGATTGTGTCCATTGGGCTAGACACTATGGGGAGTTCAAATCGATTGTATTCTCCCAGCTGGGTGCCTATATCTACCTCCGATCGAGAAACAATATCAGAATACTGAGGTATCAACAATATATCGTCATAAGACAGGGCTTCTTTAAGTTGCATTTATTTCCTCCGCTAATTGTTCAACTGCTTGCCAGCATATCGGGCATGTGAGATGCACTTTCTTCTTTTCTTCATATACTACCACATGCCACGTGGTAGCCATTTCCTTGTTTTTTTTATCAAAGGCTGCCTTGCATACACAACACTCTTCTGGCATATTAAGGAGAAGGCTTGTGCGCGATGCCAAACTCCTTTGCGCTGCCTTGGCATCCTTTTTTCTTTTGTTCGTATCGATTTTACGTATTTTAGGCCTACTCATTGGTGCTCCCCAGGGCCCCGGGGCCTCGGTCACTAATGGTGATAGAGTCTCTGTATAAAGATTCTCCGGATATTTCTCGTGGTCTAAATGAAATTATGGGCACCATTACCAGCTGCGCTATTTTCGTACCCTTTTCCACCACCTGATCCTCATTCCCGATGTTATGAAGATTTATAAACACTTCGCCGCTATATCCTGAATCTATTACGCATGCGCCCACCACCAAGCTGCGGAGTGCTGCTATGCTGGAGCGATTTTTTACCTCCAACATGTAGCCGTGAGGCACTTCAAATTTCAATCCACTTTGGAGCAGAACACTTTCGCCCGGCTTAATCATGTGTCCTGTGGTCGACGCGTCTTCGGGGCAATAATAGACGTCAAGGCCAGCATCACTGGGATGACCTCGTGTGGGTTTCAATGCGTCGGGCCGAGTGCGCTCATATTGTACTATCATTCTTTAAATCCTTTCGGGGCTATCTGAAAATTGAATTGTTAAACTCTCAGGCAAAAACTTTTTAATATACTGCTTCCAGCTTTGTTCATTTCCGAAGGTCATATTAATTCTGTCATCGGTAGAATAGCGTAGTCGCCACAGCCCCATCTCTCTTAAAACGTCCACCTTGTTGATAATCACATCCGTCACACCATTTACTTTAATAGCCTTCCCTAGACTCTTCATATCTAACCAGTTACACTGTCGGGGGCGCCCTGTGGTGGCGCCAAATTCCTTCCCTACCGATTGCATCAAATCATACTCTCTTCCTTTCCCGTGGAAAGCTTTAGCTCCCACATAGGTGTCGTAGGCTTTTGCAATCCCATATACTTTCCGCACCGCTTGGGGCGGGATCCCATTCAAGAGCGCACCAGCAGCGGTGCAGTGGCTTGACGTAACAAAGGGATAGTCGCCCCAATCAATGTCAAGACCAAAACCTTGGGCGCCCTCGCAAAGAACAACAGTTTCTTCATTTTCATGGAACTCAGTAAAAATATCTATTATATAATCTTCCAAGACCTTTACAGTTCCGGCGCGCTCACCTTGTCGACTGTACTTGTCTCTATAAGCCGGCCCATTTCCTTGCTTGGTCGTCCCTATTTGATAATCATTTCTATCTTCAGCCATATGCCGACTTGTGATAATATGAGCATTTTGGGCAATAAAAACTTTATCTTCAACGTCTATGCCGCCCTCTTTAAGTTCGTTCAATTCTTTAAAGAACTGATCTAAGTTTACTACACACCCGGGGCCAATAATTGATTTCACTCCAAAAAAAACTCCCGCGGGAATATGGTGGGTGACAAATTTCTTACCCTCGTGGTAAATGGTATGACCAGCATTACATCCCCCATTGAAACGCAAGCAGTGAGTATAGTCTCCACTTTTTAAGAGGTGGTGGGTAACCTTTCCCTTCCCCTCATCGCCGTAACTTAATCCGAGCACTATATCCGCAATCATTGTCGACGCTTCCTCTTTTTTTCTATTTACATTAGACATCTTTATCTCCTATCCTAAAAGTTTCATTGTCCTTCGTATGGCTCTTGCTGAAAAGCCCCATTCTTCACTATAATCTAGTCGAGCCATGTAGGGGCGATTTATAAAAATCTTGTCTCTGGCTGGGTTGACTCCCCAGCACCTAATCTTTGTTAAAGCCGAGTTGCTATCAATCACTGAAACTATCCAATACGGCTTTCCATTCTTGGTGTTCCTCTGAACAATCTCGCGAGGAATAAACCACACAAGACCCAGATCTGGATCGTATTCCGATACTGGAGGGACATAAAGTTCGTCCAGGCGGCTCCGTACCGTCTCGTCTATAACCAGATCCATAGGGAATATACCCGTCAAGGAGATCGTATTTTCTATTTCTTCCTCCTCGGTAAAGTCTCCCTCTTCTTGATACAACTCTATTTGCTCTTTAAGTTTCTTTTTGCTGGCGGGCCTTTCAACGGCCACAGCCGACCAAAAATGTTTCCGGCCAGTAAACCTCTCGTCCATTAAACAATCGGCCGTACCAGACCTAATCAAAACATCTAGAGCTTTCTTGTTCAGTTTGGAATAAACTATTTCGTCATTAAAGATAAACTCTTCGATGGTTTCGAAGGGGCGATGCATTAAAATCTGCTCGATAGCTTTGTCGCCCAAACCCTTGATAGAGCTTAAAGGCTGAATGAGCATCATCGGGTCGTCGTCGCTGATTTCCCATACATCTCCAGAATTGTTCACATCAGCTTTCCGAATGGCAAAGCCGTAGCTCTTGGCAATGTTAATGGCCTTCTCTTTACGAGCCTCGGGCTCTTTGTCGAGGAATGCTGCCATCCACTCAGAGGGGTAATAGTTAAGAAGCCACGCACACTGAAATGAAATTGCCGAATAAGAAACAGCATGAGACTTATTAAAACCGTAGCCTGAAAAATATTCAAATGTTTTCCACAGGTCCTCGGCCTTAAACTTATTAATGCCCTTTTCAACACATCCGGCTATAAACTTGGTGTAGAGCTTCTCTTTCGTCTGAGCACCCTTACCTGTGCCGCGCTTTGTCAAAACTTTGCGGAGAAGGTTCCCTTCATCCAGGGAGAGGTCTTTCCCAAGCTTGTGGGCCAAGAGAGCTAT